AGCCGTTGTCTTGAACGGAGTCAAAGGCGGCTTCAAGATCGCGCCAGAGGGGAGCGGACATAAGGAAAAGGCACAGCCCGATGCCAAGGCAGAACGGGAACAGGTGCAGTTTAGTGAAGGTGACTACTGGGCTTCAAGCTCAGCGGCAATTTCGCACAAAGCATCAACGCAGTTAAAGCCTGACCAGTCGTGGTCAACGTGATCCGCAGCAGCTCGTAGGGCGGCGGCAAGATTATTGATGCTCAGATGGGATGAGCGGTAAGCATCCAGCACTGCTTCTGCAGCGGGTGAAAGTTCAGACATAGAAGTGGAAGCGACTACTCGTGATCGGGGAGTTGTTCAAGAGCGCGGCGGATGATTTCAGCTTTAGCAACACTGATTCTGTATTCGTCCTCTTGGGTCATCGAGCCGTAAGTGTTAGACGGATCAAGCAGTGCAAGCGCCTGCTCCTTCAAGCTCGGCGGCTTGGGGCGGCGGGCGGCGCGGAGTTGCCGAGATTCACCAGACCAACCTTCTTGGCCTAGCCACTCACAGCACGCCTCCAGCTCTTGGTCTGCGCCCCATTGGGCAGCACGAATGGCGATAGAAGCAATGGATGCCGAAGCGAATTCAACGGGGCAACAATCGCCCTTAAGACTGCTGTGCCATTGATCAATTAGCTCCGGCGGCGGGATGATTGGATGTTGTTGTGTCATAAGAAAAGGCCCCCGAAGGGGCTTAGCAACTAATCGCGGAGCATGAGAAATATCCGCTGCACCAAAAGCGGCGCGTCTTCTGAATGGCGGTCAATAAATCGCTTAAGGCTTCTGGCCTTGGCTTGACTTAGCTCTAGCTTGACCAGCTGAGCCTCACCTGTGACCTTGAACTGCGGGATAGGCATGGTTGGCTGTGGGTGGTGGGATCGCTCCCATATGCAGAGTATACCCCATAAGGGGCGGCGTGTCAATACAGCCTGATGCCCGTGCCCTTGCCCGCGTTCGCATTTAGCGGGTTGTACTCCGACATAACCAGATACCCCAGCCCGTCTGTCCAGTGCTCAATCCCAGCCGACTTGTCAATCACGTAATCGTCAGCGCCCTGCTTGTAGGTCACGTTGCGCAGCGCCTTGATCGTGTTCTTGCAACGCGGGTGGACAAACAGGCGGATCTGACCATTGGCGTTACGGATCAAGCTGTTTGTGGCGTTGATCTTGTCCTTTACTGACCAGGGCGCCTTGGGGCTGACCACGCCGAAACCGTACTGCCGGATGATCTCGTGATCCGTGCGGCCAGCCGATGAAGTCTTGCGGGCACTACCGGTTGGATCCGGGTAGGCGATCAGCTTTCGATCCCTGAACCGATCACGCAGCATGGCGCACACCTCATCGGTGTTGGTCTGCGTTACGGACACCTCATCCCATATATGGAGCGTGTCACCCACGCGGCTACCAAGCACGCCGGCCAGCACGCTCACGTTGAAGTCAGTACCCCACAGGATCGGACCGCCGGTATCGCGGACGGTATCGGAAATGTTGTCGTCGCTGAAATCGGGGTAGACACGGCCCGATAGGGTTTCAAAGCTAGCTAGGTATTCTTGGCGGAAGGTGCGGTCGTCAAGCGTGCGGCGTGCAGCCTCAACCTCATCCTCGGGAACGTTGCCGCCTTGAATGGTGGTGTAACTGAAGGTTGACCAGTCAGGCTGATCCTGCGCTTGTTCCCATAGGTCGTGAAACCAGTTAAGGCCAGCAGGCGTCGTAATAAACCACGCGGGACCGCCTTGATCTGACAGGGCTGGACGCAGCACCATTTCCCAAGCTTCTTGTTTGACGTAAGCGGCTTCGTCAACGATCAGGCTGCTCAGCGACACACCACGAAGGGCATCAGCGGATTCGGCACCCTTTAAGGCAATGACGCTGCCATTACTTAATTCAACAGACAGTTCAGATTCATTTTTTCTGGCAAACATTTCAGGCGGCACCATGGCACGAAGCTGGCGCCATGCAATTTGTTTTGCCGACTTATATGTTTGTGTCACATACCAGTTGAGGCTGCCGGGGTGCTCAATGGCCCACGCGACAAGGCGACTGATACAGAGGTAGGTCTTGCCGAAGCGGCGGCCAGAACAAAGCAGCTTGAAACGTTCGGGCGCATCCCAGACCTGACGTTGCGGGCCGGTCAAGCCTTGGTAAAGCTGCTCAGCGAATGGCAGCCAGTCCTTTTGATCCTGCAGGTCTGCTGGGATGGGCGGTTCAAGCAGGAAGCCACCAGGGGCGTGGGCGAGCAGGCTCAAATTTCAAGGCCGATCAGTTTGGCTTGAAGCTGGATGGCATTCAGGGCGACTTGGGTTTGCCCGCGTTTGTAGGCGGACTGTTCGTAGGTGCGAGCACGACCTAGGGCTTCAGCGATCCATGAAGGGCGAGTCATGGCGGCGTCTTCTTCTAGGCGAATGCGAGCACGTTTGATGTAATTGTCAGCTTGACGATTATCAATGTTCCATTGCTTCGCACAGAACTGCACAATTTGACCACGGGATTGGCCTTCAGTGAGGAGACCGTAAACCGTGTCAATCCGGAAGTTAACTTCAGCGGCGGTAGAACGCGCCAAGGTTGAAATAAAAGCGATGAAGCAAGGATAAACCGAAAACGAGAGAATGGTGGCGGATGAGACTCGTTTAAGACGTATTTGGGACTGGTGGGACGCGGATGAGACCTGTAGGGAATCTGGAATTGTGCGCTGGGATGCTTGCCAGCCCCAAAAATCTGGCTAAGGTTTCTGCCGTGCGCTGCCGCACATTTCCGCAAATTTCCGTTTCCATCCGCAAAATGCCGTTACGTGCCGACCTGCGAATTCCCGATGATTTGGGCGAAGTCGTAATGCTTCACAAGCCCAGTTACCTGTCCCTGTCTACGTTTTGCCTGCATTTGATCGCCTTAGGGGTTGACAAGGATGTTACGCTGGCGGAGCGACCGACAGGGAGCGTAGCCTCTAATTCTTCTAATATAAGTAATACTATAACTTCTTCTTTAGAAGTAAATACAGATAATAATAAGAATACGGTCGTTAAATTAACGAAAACTGCGGCAAAAACCCGCAAATCGCGGCAAAGGCCGGCATACACCGAAGAGTTCGAGGCCTTCTGGAAGCTGTATCAATCTGCGCCTGATCGCGTCTCATCCCAGACCAAGCCGAAGGCATTTGACGAATGGAAGGGAATCGTTGCCCTTGAAGGCCCTGAGACCCTCCTAGAAGCCGCTAGAAGGGCGATTGCCGAGCAGAAGCGCAAGATGGGTGCCGGGGAGTTCGTAGGCAGCCTTCCTGACCTGTTCCGTTGGCTTCGTGACGGCAAGTACGAGGTGTACCTCGAAGAGCACAAGCGTCAGAGCGGCGGGAAGTATTGGGATGAGGGCAACCGCTGCTGGGTTTATGACGACTGATCCTGTCCTTTATTACTCATCTGAGACTCACCATGAAACTGTACGCACCAGAAAACAAGGGCAAGTACGTCTGGCAGACCGCTGATGCCAAGACCAAGCAAGTGAGCTACAGCGTCACCACGACCCGCACAGCACCGCCTGACGCCTGCTACGGGCACCCGATGGGGAAATACGACGATCAGGGCCTGTACATGACCTTCTGCCCGAACGTGGGCGCTGATGACCCTAAAAGCCCGCTAGCAGCGCGTTACGTCGTGCATCCCATGGCCGCGTCAGAGCGTGACAACGCTGACAAGGAACGGCTATGGCGAGAGATCTAAAAGCAGAAAGGGCAGAGCCCGTAAGCCCCGCCCCTTCAAAGACCTTGCGGTCCCCCTAGCGACGAAATCTTAACTCGCTGTCCCCCGTTGGCGCAAGCTGACGCACCTAGTCATAACTGAGTGCGACCGTCGCCGGCTTCGGATTCAAAGGCTTGCGAAAGGGGCCAAAACCTTCTATCGTCACCCCAAATCCCGGTCCCCCTAGCAAGGAATCGGGTCTACACCCAAGAAAAATGCCCGATTTGGTCACTCGTGCTTGGAATGGCACGCCCATTGCCCGTCGCACTACAGACGGTTTTGTCAACGCAACCGCGATGTGCAAAGCCAACGACAAACGATGGGCCGATTACTGGCGGACTGATCGCGCTGGCGAATACGCGGAAGCGCTTTTTGAAGAGACGCAGATTCCCATCTCTCAACTTGTGCAAGTACGCCATGGCAACGAGACATGGATTCATCCTCAAGTCGCTGTTGATTTGGCACGTTGGATAAATGCACCATTTGCCGTATGGATGGATAAATGGTTTTTAGAAGAACTTGAACGCAAATCACTTTCGCAAGACAATCAACCACTGGCTTTAAGTCCAATAGAAACTATTGGAACAGCGGCAAAAATTGTTTGCGACATACATCAAATGATCGCAACGCATACTCCGGGGCTTATTGATGCCCGCATGGAAATTGAACTTAAGCGCGATCTTTTGCTTCTTAAATCTGTTGCGGTTCAATCGGCAACCGGAATGCTGCCCGGCACGTCATCGGTTTTGTCGCCATTAGACAAACTGCCGCGTTTTATGGGTGTCGTGGTTGACCCTGAAATACCCATTGGCGTAACTGAGTTTTTCCTGCAACTTAATGACTCAAATCTTTCAAAACTTGTTACTAACCGTGAGGCGGAATTAGGCAAGCGCACAAAGGCAGCTTATCGCTTGCGTTATGACAAAGATCCTGAATACAGCAACGGATACTTGAGCGAAAAACGGCATAGCCGTGGATTCCCCCTGCTGTTTCCAACTAAAACGGGAAAGAATGTTCCGATTGCTTGCTATGTCGCGTATGACTGGGATTTGATCGTTTATTCAGCGAGGGAAATGGGTTTGCTGCGTCCTGATATGGCTGCAAAGTTACTTGCTGAGTGTCAACAATTTAAGCCAAGCGAAGCATGAAACCAGCATTTGACACCGCCGAGGTTTGCCGCCTGTTAAGGCGTGGCATTGAGAACAAGCACTGGACACTGCAAGACCTAGATGTGCCTTCACGCGGCTGGGTCATCACAATGGAGGATGCCAAGCGCATTCCCGGCTTCACACCGCCTGTCTTTCGTAATCCCCTCAGAGATGAGCCCACACCAACCGAACGCGTCCAAGTCACAGACCCCAGAGACTTCGCGCTGGCTCCCACCCCTGCCGATCCTGTTCAACGAGGAAGCACACCGCTACCAATGGCAGCCCACGGGTCAGTGGCTGAATCATTCAGTGACGCAGGTCTGCAAGGGAACGAAGGATGCGTGGGCGATGAAACGAATTATGGAGACGAAACATATTTGGGAGCCGCGTGGGAAGGCGGTGCATTTGGCGCTGGAGACGTTTCTGACGACTGGTGAGCCAGGGGAGTATCCAGCTGACTACAGCGAATGGGTGGAGCCGCTGCTGGAGCATTCCGTTTGGAATACGTATGAGGCAGTGGCCTGTGAGTATCGACTGGCGGATTTGGAGCGCAACATTGCGGGCAGCTTTGATTGCTTGCTGCGGCGTAAGGATGACCATCAGCAGCTTGTGTTGGTGGATTTGAAGACGCAGGGCAAGGCCGATGCCAGCCCGTATGACGTGAGCCCTCAGCTGGGTGGATACCTTGGGATGCTTAGCTTGCACTGGCCGCAGTTGTACGTACAGAAAGCTGGTGTGCTGTGGAGCCGGCCTGGCAGTACGACGCTGCAGAAGGTGGATGTGGATGAAGCGGTGATTGAGTGGCAGGGCGCTCGTGATGCGTTTCTGCTGCTGAATCAGCCGGAGTTCTGATGATGAAATACGTTTTTTCCTGTGGTGGCGGCGTTCAATCCACTGCTTGCTTGGTGCTTGCCGCGCAGGGCAAAATCCCGTATCGAACTTTTATTTTTGCAAATGTTGGTGACAACGCAGAAGACCCGCGAACCCTTTTGTATGTAAAAAACGTCTTGAAACCATACGCTTTTGAGCAAGGGATTGAATGGATTGACTTGCAAAAACAGCGCAGAGACGGTCGACTTGTCGATCTTCACGATGATCTTTACCGGCCCATACGCTCTATCAACATTCCAGTCAGGATGAGCAACGGAGCACCTGGCAACAGGAATTGCACTGTTGAATTCAAAATTAAGCCTATTGCCAAATGGATAAGGAAAAACACGCCGAATTGCACCCTTGGCAAGGGCATAAGCACTGATGAGCCGCATCGGGCAACGCCCTCAAGAGAGGACGACGGTTACGTTTCTGCTTATCCGTTAATTGAGCTTGGCATCAGCCGGTCTGATTGCTTGCGGCTTGTCAGTGAGGCTGGCTTACCGCAGCCGCCAAAGTCTTCTTGTTGGTTTTGTCCTTACAAGACAACGGATCAGTGGATAACAATGCGTCGTGAACGGCCAGAGCTTTTTGCAAAAGTTGCCGAGCTTGAACTTCACCTAAATCAAAAACGAGCCGAGATCGGCAAAGATGCTGTTTATATCTCAGGCGTAGGGGCTCGCAAGCTACTGCCGATTGACCAGGCTATTCCTGACCAGCTTGGGCTATTTCCTGAGTGGATCGACGAGCAGGACGGTTGTGAGTCTGGCTACTGCATGACCTAGGCGTTGCCACACCCTCCGTTTAGGGGTATACTCCCTATGGCAGCGATGCCACCACGACACGAAACGCCATGACCAACCTCAACCGTGCCACCAAGGCGCAACTGATCGACCTGCTACAGCAGCAAGCCGACACCACCTCAACCCTTGAACAACAGGTGAACGAATCCAAAGAACAGATCACCGTTGCTTTATGGATTGCAGCCGTGAGCTTCTGCCTCGGCCTCCTGTTCTGATCTCGTGGCCCCTCACGGGGCCTTTTCTTCACCATGACCAACCCCAGCACCCTGCTCGGCGTTATTGCCAGCACCAAAAAGGAAATCGCCCGTCATCAGGAAATTCTTGATCGCCTTATGGATGACCTTGCCCTGATGTACACCGCAGGCGATCTAGACGACATCAAAGACGACGAAGGCAACCTTGCCATGCACGGCATCAAAGTATCCCGCTGCACCCGCACAAGTTGGCAGTACAGCAATGCCGTCAAAGAACTGCAGCAGCTAGAGCAGTTTGAGGGCGTCGCTCAGAAGAAGGAAACAGAATACTGGAGAGTGACGCTGCCAAAGGCAGAGTTCTGATGGCTGGCTCTCCCGTAGACGACCGTATTGACGCCATCTTGGCCAAGTACGACCTATGGGATCCAGAGCAATACACAGACGCTGTGGCAGAGCTGGTGCAGTACCTGCTGACCGTTGATCCGAAAGACGAACGCAAGAGCCTGTATTACCAGTCCATTCCACAGAAAAAACACCTTGAAAACTGCCTGATGCGATCTGATGACTAGCAACCCTTATGGCTTGAGTTGGCAGACACGGTTTCTGTTCTGGTTACTTTCCAAGCGCCCCGACGTGCAAGGCATCACACTGAGCACACCAGTTGAACACCTCAATCGTTGTCTGACGCATACGAAATGAAGTTCACCGTGCAGGGCATTGAGCCAGCGCCACAGGGCAGCAAACGCCACGTTGGCAATGGCCGCATGGTGGAGGCATCAAAGAAAGTCAAGCCATGGCGTTTTGCCGTCAGCCAGGCTGCCCTTGAAACCGGCGAGGCGTTGATTGATGAACCTGTCAGCGTGCTGATTACCTTTCTGTTCAGCCGCCCTAAGGCGCATTACACCAGCAAAGGTGAAATCAAGCCCAAGGCGCCGTTTTACAAGTTCACCAAGCCTGATCTTGACAAGCTGTGCCGCTCAACTTTGGACGGCATCACCAATGTGTTGATTAAAGATGATTCGCAGGTTGTGACGTTAATAGCTACAAAACAGTACGCCAATGAAGGCGAATTACCAGGAGCCCTGATCACCATCAACAAACTGTGAACGCATCAAAGTACGTCCGCACCTGCAAGATTTGCGGCACTGCGTTTGACATCAAAATTATGCGCAATGGCAGGCCGTCAACGCGAAAGACTTGCAGCCAGAGCTGTGCCAACAAACCACGAACACCGGTTCGCCTGTGGACGCAGGAAGAAACAGATTGGCTGATTGATCACGTGAATACCATGCCGCTGTCACGGCTTGCGCGGTCATTTAATTTATGGGCACGCGTTAATGGATTGCCTGATCGCAGCAAGAATGCGATTGATAAAAAACTGAGAACATTTGGCTATTCAAACCGGCCAACAGTTGAGTTTTATACCTTTATGAAGCTCAGCCAGATGCTTGGGCTTTCTAGGGACACGGTTGCGGGCTGGAAGCGCCTTAAGGACAACCCGATTGAGACTTACAGACGTGATAACAAAAAGCAGACGTTTAATTACGTGACGACAAAGATGTTCAAGGATTTTGCGCGTAACCACCCGTCTCGCCTTGGTGGTGCCAATGAGGTTGGGCTGCAGATGCTTTTGGAAGACTCACGGTGGGCCAAGGAGATTCTCCGCGCCTATCCCAAGCGGCCTGATCGGCAATGGCCAGAGCATCGGGTGCGTTGCATTGAGACCGGCAGGATCTACCCAAGCTTGGGTGCTGCAGCGCGTGATGTGTTCGTGGTTAGGCAGTGCATTGCCAGGTCTGTAAAGCATGGATATAAGGCCAATGGGTACACGTTCGAGCTGCTGTAGACAGCCATCCCGTTTAGGGGTATACTCCATGCAAGGGCCGGAGCCCTGTCCTCACCGATCACCACACTGCCAAACCCCTATGACCGATTACCCCAATCTCGGGGGCATCATCACGCAGCAAGACGTATCAACCAAAGGAACCGGCTCTTACGCCGCTGATTACGTCAACTGGTGCCGTGTCGCCCACCTGCTCCATGATCATGCGCCTGGCTGGCAGTTTGCGCTCAAAGCTCACCCAGAAACCGGTCATGTCTGGAAATCTCCCGACGGAACCGCTTATGTGGTCGGGTGCTTTGAACACGTCAACGGATCCGATACGCCGCCCTTCCCGCAGGCGATCATGGACAACCGTAATAACGCCATCGCGTTTGAAAAGGTCACTGCCCGTGATCTCACTGACGCTCATCGGCGTTGCCTCTGTACTGCTGCAGCCGCGCAATTCGGCCTCGCATGGCAGCTCTGGGCGCGGGAAGCCATAGAAAACCCGCACCGTGAAGACTCCGCTAAGCCTGCCCTGCAGCAGGACACTCCCAAGGAACCGTCCCAAATGCGGGACACTCAACCCAAGGCCAAACCCAAAGCCGAACCCAAAGCCGCAAGTACCGAATCAAAGGTCGTCTTTCTAACCGATGACGAAGTTGAGGAAATCAAGGGTTGGGTGAAGGGCTACGAAAAACGTGATGACTTGATTACTGCCTTCAAAAAGCAGTTCAAGATCATGGCGCCGCGTATTGCTGATCGCATCCAGTTCCCTGAACACAAGGAGTTCATTGCTAAGTACATCGCTGACAATCCCGCATGACAGGGCGACGGCCCAAAACACAAGAGGAAATCAATCGGAGAAAGAACCGCACAATC